ATTAGAGGTTTAAAATAAAACACAATCATGAATGAAGATTCAAAAGTTACTACAAAATTTGTAAACTCAGTATCATTAAAATCATCTATGAACTCTAGAGATCATTCTAGAAATCAAACTGTAGTATTAAAAGTTCAAGAAAAATCAGATCATTTTTTCATTATTTTTAGAAAAGTTGATGTTGAAATTATTGAAAATAATAATGAAACTATTAAACCTAGAATTATTTCTGGTATTCAAATTTATATTTGTCACTCCTTAGAAAATATTTCACAAATCATTCCATTTGCAAAAATTAAAGATGTAGTAGAAAAGGCTTTTAGATTATTAGTATTATCATATCATACATCATATGATACCTTATCAAAAGAAAATAAAGAATTATATGATGAAGATAATTTTGTTAGTATTCAGTCATTTCTTCTAAAACTAGGAATGGGAACATCTATCGAATTTGTTTCTTATTATAATCCTTCATTAAAAGTTTCTGATCCTCTAGCATTTCAAAAAGAATTACCATCAATTTTTGATGAGCCAGAAAAGTCTTCATTTATTCATACAGGATCAGAAAAAATAGATATCCAAGGTTCTTTTGACGAATTTATTTTGATGTTTGATAGACAAAATATCTCTGGAACTGTTTTAAAACAATTACAAGAATTTCTTAATCAACAAAGTGTAATTCAACGAATGAATTTTCAAAAATTTAAAGAATCTTCAATCAATAACCAGGAAATAAATAATTAAAATGTCCAGTGAAAAATTAGATTTTGAATCTTTCGACGAAGATTTAGTGCATCTCCAAAGAAAAGTTTTTGGTTCAAAAAAGAAAAAATTTAAGGAACATTCAAATAAATCTTTAGATAATTTTACTTATAAAAGAAATGAACCATATAGGAAACCTAAACAAAAATTGTCTATCATGAATTTTGATGAATAAATAAAATAATTCTTAAAAATGACCTGGAAAGAATAAAATTCTTTCCAGGTTTTTTTATCTAATTTTGAAAGAAATAAATACTATTTAGAAATTTTGGATTATTTCAAAAGATAATATAAAATATTTGATGGATTTTTAAAACTATTTAAAAAAAAGGAGTTTATAATTATGGCTTATCTGCTAAGTCCAGGCGTTTTAACTACAGAAAAAGATTATTCTTTAACAGTTTCTTCAGTGTCTTCAACTACTGGTGCTACTGTTATTAATTCAGAATGGGGACGTTGCGAAGAAATTGTCTCTTTATTTTCTGAAAATGATATCTTGAAAAGATTCTATAAACCAACTGTTCATCCAACTGATCCTCTTCAATCTACTTATCTAGATTTTTATACCATGTCAAATTTCTTTGTCTATGGTAATAATCTTAAGGTAGTTAGATTGGTTGGTGAAAATGCAAGAAATGCAAATGTTACCTTATCTGGTTCTACTCAAGGTAACTCAGCTGATTTAATTATTAAAAATATTAAAACTTTCGAAGCTAGAAGAAATTCTGGTTTATTGACTGATGTTGTTTTTGCTGCAAAATATCCTTCAGAATTAGGAAATTCTCTAGCAGTATCCTTTGCAGATAAATATTCTTTCGCTCATTGGGACTTCAAAACCTCTTTTGATTATCCACCAGGTGATGGTGAATTTTCTATGGTTGTTATTGATACTGGTTCTAAATGGACTACAGATGCTTATTTAAATGTCCTGGAAAAATTTGATGGACTGTCTTTTGTTCCAGGTGATAGAAAATTTGATGGTTCTTCTAAGTATTATAAGTCAGCAATCAATAATGCTTCTCAATATGTTTGGGTTGGTGAAAAAGATATTTCAGCTGTTGTTCAAGGAAAAGAAATTATTCATTCTGCAAGAACTGTTTCCTTTACCCCAACAGGTGGAAATATTTCTTCTGTTCAATCTTCTCTCTTTAGTGTGGTAAATACTAATTTAATCCTAAAACCAGAAGTAGTTACTGGAAATGGATCCACAGTATTTACTCAGACATTATCATCTGATTATACTATAACAGCTGATTTATTAGATGATGGTGCTGATCCTACTCCAGCAGCAATTGCTGTGGTAATTACTACAACATCAAATATTGATATTTTAGCAAATGATAGTTTTATTATATCATTTATGGGTGATGGTGCTTCAGCACCAGTAACTCTTGCAGAAGCTGATTATACTATAGATTTTGCAGCAAATACTATTACTATTAAAGCAAATGTTTTACAAGAAGCAGGTGTAGTAACTGTCAATGTATCTCGTGCAGATACTATTTCAGTAACTTCTGCAACTTATGAAGTAACTTTACCTAATACTACTTTAGCTTCTTATCAAAATATCGATGTATCTTATGAACGTCAAGTAGCTGGAATTAGAAGAACTCTTAAAGCTTCTGAATTTACTAGAAGTAATGGTGCTCCTCCTGGCACACCATCAAAAATTATCATCGATGCTGGTATTATTACTAATGTAGCTGCTGGTGGTAATAGAGTTATTGTTAAACTTTCAAAAGATCCAAATCCTCAGAAAGTAAATGGGGTATATACAGAAGCTAATACTAATAATCCATATTCATATATGAAATTGGCTGGTGGTGTTTCTGATAATAATATTGGAACTTTAAATGATAATAATCTAGCAAATGTTTGTGATGGTTATTGGTTATTTAGAAATTCTAACTCTATTGATATCTCTTTAATTATGATGGGACAATATTGTAACCCAGCTATTATTAATTGGGTTATTTCTAATATTGCAGAAGTTCGTCAGGATTGCGTAGTATTCTATTCTCCAACTTTAGATTGTGTCTTAGATAATCCTGGAAAAGAATTGGAAGATGTTATGTCTCATAAAAATGCAGTAAATAATGATTCTACTTATGCATTTTCTGATTCTGGATGGAAATATCAATATGATCGTTATAATGATCAGTTCCATTGGATGCCATTAAATCCTGATATCGCTGGCCTCTGTGCTAGAACAGATTATACTAACGATCCTTGGTGGTCTCCAGCAGGATTGAATCGTGGTAAAATCGCTAATGTTATTAAATTGGCTTGGAATCCAGGCTCAGATTATGGTGCCATTGCATTGTCAGGAACTGGTGTTTCTGGAGAACGCGACGATCTTTATCAATATTCAATTAATCCTGTTATTACTTTCCCAGGTGAAGGTACTTTCTTATTTGGTGATAAAACCGCAACAAGAAAACCTTCTTCATTCTCTAGAATAAATGTTAGACGTCTGTTTATTGTTATTAAGAAGTCTGTGGCAAAAACTGCTAAATATTTCTTATTCGATTTCAATGACGAGATGTCGAGGGAATTATTTAAACTCACTATGTCACCATTCTTTAGAGATATTGAAGCCAGAAGAGGTATTCAAAAAGGTGGCTGGAAAATTATTTGTGATGATTCTAATAATACATCAGAAGTAATTGACCGTAATGAATTCAGAAGCTCATTCCTAATTAAAGCAAATCGGTCAATAAATTATATTTACCTAGATTTCGTAGGAATTAGATCGGATTCGAGTATGTCATTCAGTGAGAATCAAGGTTTATAAGTAATAATTTTTAAACCAAAAAGAAGCCCCTTAACTGGGGCTTTTTTTATCCTCATAATAAATAAGTTTATCTATAACAATCTACTAGAGGTATTTTTTACTATGTGCAAGCATATTTATAATCCTGATCAAACATATCCCAAAGGAACATTTTTTACTTATTTAATTTCTTGGTCTGAATTAAATATTTCTTACTATGGTGTTAGATATGGAAAGTATGTTAGACCATCTGATTTGTGGAAAACATATTTTACATCATCAACACCAGTCAAAGAGTTTAGATTATTAAATGGTGATCCAGACATTATAAAAGTAGATTATGTTTTTGACACTAAAGAAGAAGCTGTAGAATATGAATCAAAAATTCTAAAAGAAATAGATGCTGCAAGAAATCCTCAATGGCTAAATTTATCTAATGGTAATAAAAATTACTGTTGTTTAGGTCATTCTGATGAAACAAAAAAATTGATGTCTGATATTCACAAAGGATTACTTCATTCTGAAGAGACCAGAAAAAAGATTGGAAATGCACAAAGAGGAAAACCAAAATCTCCTGAAGCCATCAAAAAAACTGCTGATAAAAAAAGAGGTTCACATCAT